AATTCCGTCCGGCTTGGCGGTGATGGCGAATTTCACAAGCTCGCCAGTTTCCGGGTGTGGGTATTCGAATACTTTTCGTTGCTGTGCCGCGTCTTCCATTAGCCATTCGGTGAAGCCGTCTTCTCTTACGACTCTAGCCATCGTAAATTTCGCGTCGTCGCCCAGCCGTTTTTCCATGTGCACCAAATCGAGTTGCAATAGCTCGATATTTGCCGTGCCTTGCCGACGCTGGCGCCCACGGAACGGCAGATCGTCGCTTTTTTCCGGCTTGACGTCGCCGTATTTAAACACGACTTCACGGTCGCATTTATTTGTGCCGGAGGCGCCGAACGTCACTAGCCCGTCGTTCGGGTAAGGAGTAAATTTCAAATACCGGAGTTTTTGCTCGTAGAATCGGCGGGCAATGGCGTTGTCATAAAACGAGGAATTCGGTGAGGCATAGTAAGCGTCAAGTTGTTCGAGGAATTCGCGGACGATTCGGTCGCCGCGTGATTCGGGTGGGGTTGCGCTTAATTGTGCGCGGAGTTTTTGCGCTGCGGATTTTGAGTTCGCGATAAGTCATCGCCTACCTTTCGTTTTCATTAATGATTACGTTAATGCCATATATTAAAGCGACTAGCGTCCACAACACGCCTAATAGCGTTTCTCCTTTCGTAAAATTCACCGCCGACAAAGCGCTCGACAACATTGCCGTTAACAAATTGAGTACGACGGTTATCATTTACCGCCCCTCCTTCGCTTGCCGCAAGCAATCTTCGAATTCGTCCATCGACTTCAACCCGACCAACCGCGCCATTTCGTGACCGTTGCGGTAGAATATTAGCGTTGGAACTGACGTGAGGTTGAGCGCTTCGAGTTCTTCGTCGGTTAGCGTTGTCACGTCGACTTTTTCGAGTTTGACGCCGAGTGAGTCGAAGTCGTATTCGCTTAAATACGTATCGAGAACACGGCACGGGTAACAATTTGGCTTTTCGAACTTCTTAATGACGATCATCTAGCGTCCTCCTTTCGAACATACTGAATGACGGTGACTTCCTTCGGTACGACTTCGTAAAAGCCGAACGCGAAATCCATGCCTTCCTGCAATTCCGTCGCCGGCACCTCGCGCCACAATTCGAAATAAGCGACTTCGCCGTTTTGTTTGACTTTAAAAACGTTGGACTCGACGTTGTGCCAGCGTCCGCCTTCTTCGAAATCATGATCGACACACTCGACCGTGTAGTCTTGCGGTGGTCGGAACGGAATAAGAATAGCGTCGAGTAAGTCGAATTCATCGTCGCGAACCAAGCCTTCAATGCCGCTTAATTCGCGTAATTTTTCAATAACGTTTGTCATGCGGATTCCTCCTTTTGTTTATTTGCGAACCATTCGTCGACCGAGTAACCTTCGCCCCATCGACGCATGATTTCGATGTCGGTTTTGTTTGGTACGTTACCGAATCGATAGCTTTCGAGCATAACACGCTCAAATTCCGCTACATCTTCTCGTGTGATCGTTTCCGGTACTAGTAGAAGGACCTCGTCGTGAATAGTTCCTAATAATTTCCAGCCCTTTCGTTTGCATAGTTCGTGTAGCTTTACGAGCGTTGTTTTCGTTTGAATCGCGCTGGTCCCTTGTATCACGGCGTTCGGACCTTGTCGCAACGCCCGCGCAACTTCGCCACGCTCTTCCCAATTTTTCGGACGCTTTTTCGCTTCGGGCAATCGACGCTTGCGTTGCTGTTTATCCATCCAAACGAATCCGTGGCGCTGACAAAACGCTTTTGTTTCGTCAATCCAGCGTTTAACGCGGCTATACTTTGCGAAAAATTGATCGAGGAATTCTTTCGCTTCTTCCACCGAACAGCCCAACTGCTGCGAAAGCGTCGTCGGTCCGGTTCCATAAAGCGAAGCAAGCACGCCGATTTTCATTGCTTTTCGTTCCGGTGTCCCGTCACCGCACTCCTCGTAAGGCTTACCATAGAAATCGGCCGCCATTGTTGCGTAAACGTCTTTTCCTTTTTCGTATGCTTCGAGTAGCGCAGGCTCTTGCGTGAAATACGCTGCGCATCGAATTTCCTGCTGGCTAAAGTCGCCGCCGAGTATGACCCAGCCCGGCGGTGCGACGAATAGCTTGCGAGCTGACTTCGGCTGATTTTGCAGGTTGACGCCGTTACCACCGCTTGAAAATCGCCCGGTACGAGCGCCCATCGGATTGAAACGAGCGTGCAGGCGCCCTGTTTTCGGGTGTATTAGCTCCGGCAGTACGCTAATGTATGTCGAGTGCAGTTTGACGAGTTCTTTGTATTCGAGTAGCTCGGCGATCACCGGGAATTGCGATTTTAACGGTTTTAACACCTTTTTCGCGTCGGTCGATTCGAGCTTCCGCCCGACAATTCGTTCAAGCGCCGGTTTTAACTGCGCAGGGCTATTAAGGTTAATGTCGCCGAGTTTTTCTTTCAGCGCCTTTTCTCGCGCCTCAATGTCTCGGCGCATTTCTTCGCCGTATTGTTTGGCGTATTCAACGTCGATCAAAAATCCAGTGCGCTCCATATCGACAACCGCGTATAGCAACGGCACTTCCACTTCTTCGTAGTATTTGAGAATCGTAGGCATTTTCGAGAGGTGATGACGCTGGAATTCATATAACCGCCAGGTTAAATGCGTGTCTTTTGCGGCGTAAACAAGGGCAACGTCTAGGGGAATCGTGTTAAACTTCGCGTCTTTACCGAAAAGCGTTTCGAACGTGTCGGAAGGCTCACGGAGGTATTTTGTGGCGAGGTCTTTGAGGGCGAAAGATTCTTCGTTTTCGTTAAGCAGGCTCATCGCCGTTTGAGTGTCCCAGCGAAGGCCGGCGACATTAATACCGTGACTCATTAGCATGTGTATATCGAAAACAGCGTTGTGTAGCACTTTCCCGATCGCATCGTCTTCGAGCACCGGTTTCAGTCCGTCTAGCACGTAATCGGGCGCTAACTGCTCGCCCTGATCGTGCCGAATCGGAATATACACGTGCAAGTCGGCGCGCGGCAACGTTAGCGAAATCCCGACGATTTTATCCTCGTAAACATCGACGCCCGTCGTTTCGGTATCGAGCGCGATCATCGGCTCGTTTTTGAGCGCTTCGAGTAACGACTCAAATTGCGCTTCATTCGTAATTAATCGGTAATTCCCCGGCGTTTTCGCGACTAACTCCGCAATCTTGCGCTCGCGCTCGAGTTCCGCCAACTGCCGCCACAACCGAAGCGCCTCCGCCTTGCTGAATCGCTTGCCCGCGTCAGCTGGCGACCGCCCAATCTTGCCGGCTTCCATTGCGCGCTTAACTTCGAGCAGTCGCTGGCGGTCAGTATCCGAGTTTTTCATCGCCAATATGCGCGCCCACGCTTCCTCCATCGTTTCGGTCGCAGCCTGCTTCCGTTTGACCGCCACCTGCACACGCTCGACCTGCTCGGCTTGGTTGCTCGGCAAATTCAATCGCAATTTTAACGTCGTCATTTACGTGTCCACCTCACCGACGTTCATTCGCTCGTAAAAGCGCTGAATTAGCTCGGAGTTATCAATCGCCCAATCTTCGAAACACTGACGATCGCAAAAGTATTGCTCGCGGTAATCGTCGTAAATGGCGGTGCTGCCCTCGCGGATTACCGCGTCGCATTGCGTACAGTAGGCGAAAGGACGGGCGCTCATTGGCGTGCGCCCACCTTCGGTTCAACCGCGAGGTCGAAGCGTTGTTCGACTGGTACGATTAGTTCGGCTTCTACGTACCAATCGTCACCGTCTTCATCGCGTACTGTAAAATCGCCGTCGCTATCAATGTAAACGACTTCGGTAATTGTCCCTGTTTCCACGCGCCCGCCACAAGAGTCAGTCACGCGAACAATATCGCCCTTCTTAAACTCGCCAGGCTTGCGACCGATTTTCGCCCAGCGTGCGGTTTCGTCCGCCTTCTCGACTTCCTCGGTGGTTGCTTTGCGGAAGTATTTCGGTTCAACCCTATAATCTTCGCCGATTTCGTCGTCATACTCATGCGCGACAATTTCAATTCTAATGTCACCATCGCTGTAAACACGAGTAACTTTGCCGAGTTTCATATCCATATTTGTGATGGCGTACTTCTCGTCGGATTCCGGCAACGGAACCACGTAGTCGCCGACTTCGAATTTCGGCGCTTGTGCTTCGGCTTCCGGCGTCGTCGCCGGCTTCACACGCTCCTCCAACGCTTCCAGCCGACGTTCTAACTCCGCAAGCCGTTCCGCAAGATCGACGCTGGCTTTTGTTTCGCTGACTTTGCGGAAGGTTTCAAGCGCGGGTTGATTTGCGTCATAATCCCGCTCAAAATCGTTTTCGTCATCGAAACTTAAACCGCCGTCACCGTCAGCGTATACTTTGTAAAAACCACCTTGTATAACGTCATCAATATAACCGGCATCAATAACGCGAACCAAATCGCCCTCTTTCGCTTTTTCTTCCGTCTTCTCATAAACCGCCCCGTTATACTCAACGCGCGTAGGCTCGAGAATTTTCACGTTTTCCAATTTCGCCATGTTAAACCGCCTCCTTATCGTTCTTTTTCGGCAACGTCGTGTCGAGTTTCGTCCACCGACTTTCGATTCGGTCCGGACTTATCCAATACTCGCTGATTTCACGATTCGGAAACATGTAAACCTCGTCGTCAACCACGCCGATGATTAAATCGCAATCATCGCGGGTGTAAACGGCGCCGTTCGATTTCTTCGCATAAACCACGATTTCGCCATTACGGTCGTCGCGCCGCCGAGCCGTTTTCACTTGTATCCGGTGCCAGCGCCCGTTGACGGGGTCGCGAGCCACCAGGTCGAACGGCTCGGGCGCAATCGGCTCTGCGACCGACCAACCGTTTGTAAGTAGCGCTGTTTGGGCGAGTAGTTCAGCGTATCGACCTTTCGTTACTGTTTCGTGTGCCACGTATTATCACCGCCTAAAATTGTGCCGTTGGGTCGTCGGATTGGGATGGCAACACTGACGTGTCAATCGCGTCGGGGTCAGCTTCTTCGAGGATTTTAACGAGGTCGTCAACGTCGCGGAAATTAGCGAGTTCGGCATAATCGATGTCCATGCCGATAAATTGCTTCGCTGCTTCGAGGTGTTCTTCGTTAACGTCGGCTGCTTCCATCGAGTAAGTCTTGTCGACTAATTTTACGTGAATAGCGTCGCCGACAAGCGAATATTCTTTATTGAACTTTTTCGCCGACTTTTCGATTTTGTCGTAGTCGCCGATCAAGTTCATCACGTGGAACTCCGGCAAGTCCAGCACGCGATAAGTCTTGTATTCAAGATCAAACACCGGAATCATGGCGTACAATTTACGTTTTGCTTTCGCCGCGCACGAAATACATACGTTACCATTCGCCTTTTCGTATTTCGTAATGTCGGCGTGAATTTCGCGCGGGCTGTGCAAACACGTATGCTTACGGAATCGGTGAATGGTGCGCTTGCCGTCGTACGTTTTGTCTTCGTGAACGAAGTAGTAAAACCAGTCGTCCGGTGACGCCAGGATGACGAACGTGCGCCCGTCCTTGTTAACTTCGCCGTGGCTTCCGACACGGACATATCGTGTAACACCTTCCGGAAATTCAGAGTCGCCGTTTTGTTTAGCGTTGCGTTGCTCCTCGCGTTTTTTTAATACATCTCGAATTCCCATTCGGATTGCTCCTTTCGAAGAAATTTATGTGCCTGCAACGAACCCCCACGTTACAGGCCCGGAACCCCTTTTACGTTCCGTTTCCCTTTAAGGCGGTTAACCCGCTCCAACTATAATGAGTGACGACGGTCGCCGCGCGTGCCGCTGGCCAGGCGAACACGGCGGGCTTACACCGTCGGAACTGTGAAAAGCCGGTCCTCCAAACCCTTCGCTCGGTCCGGGTGGGTGCGGTACGTTGTGGCGTACCGGCAGCGTTTTTACCAACGGTGGCGCAGACTCAACCACAACTCGTCCGCGCTGGGTTTTTGTCGGGCGTGGAACCAGTCAACGGAGCGCTCTCCGCACAATTTTAGGGAATCCCTGGTAGTTGTGCGGCGTTGACATGCGATTCCTTCGCCCGCCGGCGAGTCCGAATAGCAGCCGAAACCAGCCGCTGTCCTTACGCAACGGCCAGCGCTCATACCTAACGACCACCTCGGACTCACCGGCGAGGGAAGGAAACGAGGAGGAGTGGGCGCCGCATGGGAAACGACGCCGCGAGGGGGCAGCTATATAATCGGCGGAAAAGAAACCGCCGTTATATATTCGGACTTGCATAATCGCACAACATACGTGGTATAATAATCGTAGGACGGTGTACGCAGCGCCCTAGCGCCGCACCGTTTAATGCGCAACGGCTAAATAGTCTCGGTAATCACCGAACTGTTTAGCGTCGAACTTGCCCGCCAGGCGTTCGAGTTTGCGCTTTACTGTACGCTTATCAATACCGAGTGCGTCCGCAATTTGACGCTCGAAAGATGCCGGTCTGCCGAGCGTCTGCCTCGGTTGATAAGCGAGGGCGACTTTGACTATTGCCGTAGTCAAGTCGTCCGCATCCCTTACGAGGAAGTCGATCAGTTGCCGCTGGTCGGCTTCCGTCTTTTGGAACGCTATTTCTTCGGTCGTTAGTGGGTCCGGTAGGCACTCGATAGTTGCCGCTATCGGGTTGCCTTCGTCTTCGTTATTACTTTCCGGTTCAATTCGTTTGTAATATCGTTTTTTCACTTTATATAACGATGCTCTCCTTTTACGTAAGCACGATCGGTAGTAACGTGTAAAATCGATTGAGCCGTCGTATTGATCGATGCAATCCAGCAATACGTCTTCACATATCGCTTGTATTTCATGTTCGTCTGACATTACCGACTTTGCCACAATGTAGTTATTTTTCCATCCTGCAGATACAATTTCGTAAATCCTTTCGAAAATCAATTCGTTTTTCGTTCGTTGATAATCAAGAACCAATCCATTCAATTCATTCATTTAATCAACTCCTTTCACTTAATAATACGACGCTAATTTGATTTTCGCGCAGCTTTATAGAAATTTTATCTACGTTTTTATATTAACACTCGAAATTGGATATAATTAAAATATTGAACATTTTTTAGAAATGAAAATTCGTTCAAAAAAGAAAAAGAGGGGAAACAACCCTCTTTACAACAAATGCCTTTATTTAATTATGAATCAATAGAAATGGAAGAGCCGCCAATCGGTCCGCCGCCCGGGTCGTAAGCCAATTCATCTAAATCAACAATGCCCCCACCGATCGGACCGCCGCCTGGATCGGCTGCTAATTTATCTTGATTATTGGTTACGAAAAATCCACCTAATAACATAGCTGACAATAATATTGCAATGGTCAATTTTTTCAATTGAATCACTCCTTTAATTTTCATATATTAAACGAGCTATTTCGGCCATTTTCTCGTCTTTTACGAGGACGTCGTACGGTAATTTGGCATAAAATTTATTCCCTTGTTTCATAAATTTTATAAGCGATTTTAGCAGTATCGTTGAGTCATTCTCTGCGATACCTCTGTAATAAAGTCTAAAAGGTGTCTCATCTAGCTTGTCTAAAATTTCTATTGCCGTTTTTTTATTGCCGTACTTCGCCTCGTAATGCGCTCTTTCGGACATGTCGTTTATCTCTTCTGGGTTGGTTGTTTTCCCCCATAAATTGTTAATAAAAGGAATATCTTGATTGTGTAGAGATTCTAAAAAAGATTTAAAGTTATACACTCGAAGGAGCTTTTCATACTCCTTCAAATAATAAAGGCATTTGTCGTAATCTTCGAAGAGAAACGACATACCCATTAAATAATACGACGATAGAGTAAAAACTGCGCAAACTTTTTGGGAAAAAATTTTAGTCGCGTATTTTCTGGCAGCTTCAAGATCAGCTAAATTATGTAAGCATGTATACGCAATAATCTCATACAATCGGGATTCGAAAGACGAACGTATAAATTCATCTTTAACGACGGTAAAAGCAGAAATTAAATCGTTTGACTTTTTGAGCATTGTTTTGTAATCATTGATGGAGTAAAAATAATACAATTCCATAATCATTGATAATAATTTCGTTTCAACAGTCTTTGGAGAAAAACGACGTACATCTTCAATGAAATCAAGGTTGCTTTGGTTTCTCTGACGCTTAAGCATTATTTTGTAAATATCGACCCAGTTTTTTAAATCTCTCGAATCGTACTGTTCTTCGATGATTTGAATCAACTTTTCGAGTTCGTCCAACTTTAAGTTTACCGAAAGAAATTCTAAAGCGCATTTCAAATTTTTAGGAAGTCTTAAATTTAAACACCATTCACTCATTACATGAACATAATTATTATTATAAAGAAATTTTGAGAGATTAAGCAAAGATTGGAAGTTTAACTCAATTCCATTGTTACGGAAGTGTGAGATAGTCCCAGGGTTAACGCCTAATTTTTTAGCCAATTCAGACCATGTAACTCGCTCGTTTAATCGATCTAACTGTTCTTCAATCATAGAAACAATGACCCCCATAAATTACACTCCCCTCCATAACTTGTCCTTGCATTCATTTGTAAAATATTATAATATATATGTGTACTTTTGTAAACATTGTTTTTAATTTCTCTGTAAATAGGAGGTAAAAAATGATAAGCTATGAACCTTTATTTAGAACGTTAGAAAAGAAAAACATGGTTATAAGCGACATGCGCGGAGATATTCTAAACTCGCGCACAATCGCGAAAATCTATCGTGGTGAATCAGTAAACCTTTCGACTATTGAGAAGATATGTTTATTCCTGGATGTGAATATCGAAGATGTTGTGGAAATTAAGAAATAGTTGTTTCATTTGGAAAAAATATCATGTAAAATATGTTGTAGCTTCAGCTCTTTCCGGGAGGTGTTGAACACGTACAAAGTCGGAAGGTGCTTGCTACAACAACGCCTGCGAGAAATCGGCATGACCCAACAAGAGCTGGCGGACAAGGTACATATGCCGAAACAACAAATATCCGACTACGCCAACGACCGCGTCGTAATGTCGCTCAAAAACGCCAAAAACATCGCCAGCGCCATTAACTGCGCCATCGACGACCTCTACGAGTGGATACCGATCGACCTACACGAATACAAGCGCAGCAAGCGAAAACGGTAAGGACGTACCGCGCCGTCCCTACCATCCGACTAAAAGTACGTAAATTCACGTACTCAACCGTACGCTTAAACCACGAATTCTCTCCGCTCGTTCAAACGCCTCCCGAAGCGCCGACTCGCCCGCACGAACTAACACCTCGTTCGAATCTTTGAACCCGCGCTCAAACTCCACGTTAAACAACTCGACACGCCCACGTAGCGCCCGAATCACCTCGTCGCGCAACTTCCGCCCTGCCTTGTCGTTGTCCGTCGCGACATACAACCGCTCGATCGCCGACCGCAAAATCAAATCGCGCTTGGCTGGCGTAAAACTCACGCCACCGGTCGCAAGCCCCGTCACGCCGACCTGCCGCCAGCTCATCGCGTCAATTTCCGCCTCGGTCAACACCGCGACTTTCGCCCGCCAGTCCAGTCCGTAAACCAAGTCGCGAATAGGCAGCCCGCCGCCGTCCCGATGGTACCAAAACGCTTTGCCGCACGTCTTGCGGTATTTGATGTTCGCCAGCTTGCCGTCCGGCGTGAACCACGGAATGACCACCGCCTGACTCGCCGCGTCGTACCGGACGCCCATTTGCCGCTGGACGTCCTCGCTAATTCCGCGCCCCTTCAAATACGAATAATTCGTTTGAAAGCCCGCAAGTATAGCGGAATCCAGCGATCGCCCTTTTCGCTGGATTGTTAAACGCGGAATTCGCAGCGTAAGGTTTTCGAAATCGTGGGACAACGCATATGTTTCGATAAGGTACTCGGCGGTTTCGTCTTCGGTTTCGTTGCGCAGAAAGGCGAGTAGCTTTACGAACCCACCCGACTCCCATTCCGAGTCGTAGGCGCCGCTGTCGCCCCACGTACCGGCGTACATACCGTCAAGGTTAACGAAGAATGACGGCTTGCGGTCGTAACGGAACGGACTTGCCGCAATAAGTTTCGTGTCTGTCCAGCGTGCGTTTTGCCACGAAAAGCGTCCAAGCTCGGCGCGAATGTCAACGTCAATCCATCGACCCTTTACGTTAATTTTCGGCAATTTCGCACCTCCGTAACTAATATAATAATCAAATTTTTGCGTTTGTCTGTCGTTACCTGTCGAATATTTTTAATGCGGGCAAAAATTCAAAAAACATTCGCAAATTGCGCCGCTGCTGCCTCGTCCGTTTCCATCTCGCGAATGACGCCGATTTGCGGCAAATACAGAATTTCCGCTTGCTCGCCCTCGCCGCCGTCACGCCCTTTGTTAATACCGATTAAGCCGCGCCCCTGCTTCGCGTTCGTGTCGACGGCAATAAGTAACGCCGCATCTTCGAGTAACTGCTTCGTTTTCTTGACTTCGCTACGTTCCGGTAGCCGCAACTCACGTTCGCCGTCGTCGTCCTCCTTGCCGTCCACTTCATCGGCTTGTGTAATCGCGAACACCACCGCCTTTGTCCGCCCAGCCAATCTACGCAACTTTTTCGATGTCTCGGCCGCGTCGCCGCCAGCCGTTCGCGACGTATTCTTTTCGTAGTCGAGGTAGTAAAACGGGTCGATAATGACGACATCGGCTTTCGTTTCGATAATGTCCGCTTCCAGCTGACGAAGGTCACGGCGTACAAAGTCCTCGTCGTCCACGGCGCGGACAATAAGCCGCCCTGGAATGATCGCATTGATCGACGCCAAGAACTCCTGGAATTTCTTTTCGAAGTCCGGCGACAGCTTGCCGTGACGCAAGTCGCGCGAGTCAAAACCCGCCTCCATATCGATTCCGTCGAGTTCCGCGACCGATACGCCAATTCGTCCCGACACCGACGTATAGATACGCACCATAACTTCGTACCATCCCATTTCCATCGACCATATCAGTACGGTAGCGCCCTGCATCGCCATTTCGATACATTCCTCGAGGGTGATTGCCGACTTGCCGCGCCCCGACCGGCCGTAAACGACGTATAGGTTGCCGGAGACATAGCCGCCGATCGCTTCGTTAATGAACGGGAACCGCGATTTCCATACACGGAATGATTCGCCGGCCTTGCGTCGTTCGTACTCGGCGAGGAACTTATCGACGTCGGCTTTTACGTCTGTTCCAATTTTATTACGAACGCCTGTTCTTATTTTAATACGTTCTGCTTCCGAAATCAACCATTCGATAAAAGAATTTCCGTCTTTTTCTTCGAAAACTTTTGGCGCTTGATTTTGCAGCAATTCGACCGCCGCCATTTTCGCCGCATAGCTCTTGATTTGCCGAGCCAAATACTCGTAACTATCGGCGACTTCCGGTATATAAGTAAATCCGTCCACTTCGGCAGCCACTGTCGCGTATGAAGGCGCCTGCCCGCGATTGGCTTCCGCATAGTCGACGATAAATCGATAGGCCTTGCGCTCGGCTTCCGTGGCGAAGTCCGACTCGGTGATTCCGAACCGGGCGAGCGCCGCGACGTCGTTGTTGTCGATGACCTTGCTTAATAACATGAGGCCATAGTGCATTAATTATCGACCTCCTTCCGCTTTGCAAAATATGCGTCGATCTTCTCGATAATCGGATTGGCTTCGCAACATCCGAAATACCATGTTTCCCGCTCGTACCCACACGACACAGCCGAGAGTAGTTCGCGAATAACTTCCAGCTCCTCATCATTGAATAGCGCACGTTCTTCTAGTTCCTCTACATAAGCGCACTCCCAGCACCGAATTCTCCCGTGACGCTCGCATACACCTTGCATATTATTTTCCTCCCGTCAACATAATTAACTCCGCTTCAATTTCCGCTAGTCGCGCTCGGTACTCCTCGTCACCAAACTCGTCAACCAAGCGCTTATAATCGTTGTACTCGTCCAACAAATCGTCGATCACTTCCTCAAACGACCGATTCAGCGCAATCGTTTTCGTTCCGTAATGCGCCGGATACAACCACGCCTCGTTATAATAGCCGTCGCGCCCTTCGAGTTTGCACGCAAACACGCCGAGATTTTGGACGTAAACCACGCGCTCGACTACCGCAAACTCGGGCGCGTCGACCTCATGCGCGTCGAGTCCGTCGAGGACATACGGGTCGTAAATCAAAACGAGGTCGCCCGGCGCAAACAACGGCTCGGGCGCTGGCGGTGTGCCGGCGAGTTGTTGTCGTTTGAATAAGCGTTTTAACCATCGAATCAATATCGTCACCTCCGTAGTCCGCGCTTCGACTCGCCCCCGAACGGCAACACGATACACATGTCGCGCACCCTGTCGTATAGCCTTTCGTCAAACACTCGCGCCAGCTCCTCGATCGGCAGGTTCGATGTGTACACGCTCGGCAATCCGTTCGTGACGCGGTGGTTAATAATCGAGTGCAAGTCGCCGCGAAATGCCTCGCTCGCCGACCGGACGCCGATGTCGTCGAGGACAACAAACGGAGTCACCTTCGCTTTGTGGTATCGGTAGTAATACTCACGCGCCGCAAAATCGGCGACATCGGTCGGTACATTGCTACGGTTAAATTCGTTAAACAACGTTTGGAACTCGTTCACATCGAGGAAATAGACGGGAACTTGCTCGGGTTGTCGCCCGCGTTGGAGACTTCCGACATAGTGCCGGATGAGGTATTCGTGCAGGATGGCGATGGCTGTCGTGGTCTTTCCGTTGCCGGGCGTCGGCGAGTACAGGTAGACGCTTTTAATCGGCTCGTCAGACGCGTCTAGCGCCCGTTTAAACGTCTTTACATAAGCGTCAAGGGTTTTATATACCGTCGGCTCACTCGCGCGTACAGGGCTGTTTTTGAGCGTTATAAGGCGATATTCGCGAGGGACATTTGCGGACTTAAGGCGTGCGTCTGTCGCAATGAAGTGCGGACAAAATCGTGTGCATGACGTAGTGTTTGCGAGGTTGCAGGCGTTGGCGAGGACGCAGTGTTTGGCGTTGGTCAATGGCGGTCACTCCTTTCGGAAAGGTATGTCGCGGTGTACCACTCGTCAAATTCTTCGTTAGACAGTTCGTTCAAATACGGCAAATAATCGCCGAAAGCTCGACGTAAATCACCGCTCGACGAACAGCCGATAAATGAGCCTACGTATTTCTTTAGTTGGTCGTGCGTCGGGTTCGTGAGAATCGTATAGTAAGGGCCGCGGGCAATAGCGTACTTTTTCATTGTCACACCTCCTACTCCGCATCGGCGCGTGTGTCGTCGATAATTTTTCCGTTATGAACAGCGATCGAATTCACACCACATTGACCATTTTTCAAAGACGCTTTCGATACCGTATATCTTTTCCCTTTATATTCGATTATGTCACCGACCCTCACTTCCGTCGGCTGTGGCGCGTTGAGGTATTCGTCCGGCACTTCGAGTCCGAGCGCACGGCGTAACGCTATTGCCTTACCGATGTAAACGTTGAAACAATCTCCCGGCGCACATTTGGCGATGCCGCGCGAAACAGGTCGGTTCTTTAAAGGAGGAAAATTAGTCGACTGGCGGACTAACGCTACAACAGTTCGTTTTTCACGATTGATAAAATACTGCGCGTACATCGAAAAACTACGAATTTCGTAATTTTCCATACGTCTTTCCAACTCCGCCACATCGTGCTTGGCCATTTCGATAATGTCGTCACGTGTGAGTCGGCGAATTTCATGAACGCATAAACTGCCTTTTCGTTCACCTTTCGTTAATTGTTCAAGCGCCGTCACGCGCTCTTTTAGCGATTGGATTTCCGCTTGGAGGGTTTCGATGATACCCATTACGCATCGCTCCTTTTCGTTATTTTCGTTATAATAAATCGATAAGTTGATCGGCTTGTTCCTCCGTCAGCCCTGTCGTCGCTGTCGCCGCCTGTCGCGCCCGCTGCGCCTCCGCCAACACTCTCGGCAACACCCTCGCCCTCATATACGAATACATAAACGTAAAACTCACGCCCGGGTACTGTGGCGTTGGTTTGTACTCGGCGAGGCAGACGTCGATAAAGCGTTTGGTGACGTCGGGACCGTATTCGTCGATCATGCGTTTCAGCATGGCGCGCTCCATTGCGACGTTATTGCCCGCGACGTACTTAATGCCGAACATGTCCGCGTGCCGGTCCGGAAGGTACGCCGCGAATGTCGTCGCGTTCCAGTCGGCGAGGTCACGGGCGCGCCAATCGTGGGCTGGTGGGAGGTTGCGCTTAGCTTTCGGCATTATACCGCCTCCTTTTTCGCTTAAAATTACCGTGAAATTAGCGCGTTTTCAGTTCGCTAGACATATACTATTACCGCGCGTTTAACTCGCCTGTATCGCTTTAATTTCTCGGCGAAATCGTTTGATTTCTTCGAGTAATTCCGTAAGTGTTTGAGCGTTGCTGTCGCGGATTTGTTGATCGAAAATCCACTCGAGCGCTTTATCAACCGTCGGCAGGTAAGCGACTTCTTTCCATTCTACGCGAGGTTCGGGCGAGACTCCTTGCGCTTCGAGGCGTTTCCAGTTCGGGGATTTCGTGGGGTCTATAATGTGGCGACGGCACACAATAACGTTCATGGAATCGGACGTGATTCGGTAATCGGAATTTACCGGAATGTTTAACGGCATTAATCGTTCACCCCTTCGATTTTGATTCCGAGGAGGTCGAGTGTTTTGGACACGCCGCTAGCTTCATACGCAGCTAATTCGCGTGTATAATCATCGTTCGAAAGATCTTGTTTTGTCTCGATTAATCCTTCGTAATACTCCCGCACCTTTTCTTCGGGCGATTTTTCGATTTCGTAGCCGTTGATGAGTGCGTTTAGGAGCGTGTCAAAATTCGTTTCGGCATATGCTTGTAATACGGGACGGGCTGCGCCTTCGTAAATTTCGTCAATAAGCGCACGGTTATCATAATGGTCTTTCCGTAAATCTTCAATCGCTTCCGCCACTTCGCGTGGCAACTTAACTTTATCGCTCATCGGTCGTCCTCCTTTCCGTTAACCGCCTCGTATGAAACGATTGCGATTTCGTGAATGATGTCGCTGTATGCTTCGAGTCCTTCCTTGAGGACAAACGTAGGCTGACCGTCGATGACCTCGACGTTGAAGAATTCGTCGGACAGTTCGCTGACCTCAATTAGCGCGTCTTTTAGACGGGCGAGTTCCGCCTCTAATTCCGCAATGTGATCGAGGAGTGCCGTAGTGACCCACGGTCCGAGCATTGTGTTTCCGGCGCGCTGGCGAATGTTTTTTATCTGCTCTTGGGTTAACTTCATGTATTACTCCTCCCTCTCCGGAATATTTATTCTTCAATGAATTAACTATCGGCATGATAGCAGGGTATCGCGAGCTTATTTATAAGCGAGCGAAAGTATTTAATCTTTTTAAATAATTCTTTTTAATATATTCTTTTTCATCTACACTCACGTAGAGATAAATCTACACAAGCGTAGAGTCAATCTCTTGTAGCGTAAGTTTTGCGCCTTTCCCTTTTCCGAGCAACGTCCTCACGCGAGGCTCGCTCTCGACAAGTGCAGCCAGCTTAAACGCGATCTCCTGCTCTTTCCGTTTAAACTCGGCGTACTCCAACGGGTCATTGACGACGTAATAAATCTTGTCGCGTCCTCGACCGCACGGTTTCCGCTCAATCTCGATAAGTCCACTCGTTTCGAGTATTCGGTCGAGTAACGGTAGCGTCGAATACGAAAGTTGGAATTTCTCGACGACGCCATTCCGACCGCGCCACGATCGACCGAAGTCCGCTTTTTGCTTATCGCCGTTCCGATAGCGCAATAAATACAGGTAATATAGCGTCGCCTTGTCGCCAATGTACGGATGGTAAAGGTCGAATAGTTCGTGATAGACCATCGTAAAGCCGCTGCGAGTGGTTCCCTCGCGAATGTAAACGTCGGTCAACCGATTATCACCTCCGCTAGTGTAGTTTTGACGTCTTCACTTAATCATACGGTCGAAATCTGATTTTCGCGCAAATTGGGCGAAATTTTTTTTAAACGGCAATGCTTTCGTACAGTTCCCGAACGTGCGGAAAAAGGTTAACGCGTTCGTCAAACGGAATTTCGCCGCGCTTCATTCGTTGCAGATCACCGAGCGTAAATTTCGGCATCGGCTCGGCTTTGGGCTGCGTTTGATCTTGTGACTCGCCAAGGCGTTTAACGTATTCGTCATAATCGAACCAATCCGGTATTGCTTCTGTGCGAATTGGCGTACGAGCATACGATTTCGGCGCGCTGGCTGTGGTTTTCGTTAGCTCCGCGTCGAGTGCTTTTCGTAAGTAATGACGGAAGTTTGTTGCCGGGTACATTAGGCAGCGAATGACAACATGCGCAAAGTGTACGTCGTTGAGTCCGGCAGCTTCAAACAACGGTAAATAAATGTCCGTCAAATCTTTAACCGCTGATACTTTGGCGTCGGTCAGTCGATCAGCTTGTTTCGCCAAAAGCTCACGTAACGGTTTTGACTCAATCTCATTGATAGATAGATTTTTATTATTATTCTTTTTATCTTTGTTTTTATTTTTATTTAAATCAATTTCTTTATTATTATTTGAGACTGCGGTTTTTCCGCAATCTAATTCGGATTTAGTTTGCGGTTTTTCCGCAATCTGAATTTCGGCATCATCGCACTCTGCGTTTTGGCCGAACAATTTCTCGACGTACATGGTATCGACGTAAAAATAACGTTTCGCCCGATGCCCGAGCCGTTGAACTTCAATCAAGCCCTCGGCTACCAGTTTGGCGATCGCTTTGTCTTGGGCGTCACGTTTCAACGTTGTTTTTTCTTGCAAGTCTTCGATTGTGCAATAAAACCACATTCTGCCATTGTGCTCCGTTAGCTCGCCTCGTTTTTCCAGTATTCAAAAAGGCTTACCAGCTCGCCGTAAACGATTGCGGCGTTTATTCCAACCTTTTTCATCAATCCTTTATGTACGCGAATGAATCCTTTTTCCATGACTATTCCCCCTCGTACTTTGTCCGAGGGCAAAACAAAAGCGTATTCCTTGCGCCGACCTTCCGAACCAAACTCCCCCGAAAAACCGGCGCAAAAAATACGCTAAAAGACCTAAACTTACCTATTGCATTTTCATGTTTATTTCGTTACAATATAGGTAAGTTGCCTGTTGGCGCAGGCTTTATATTTCTGGGTTTTTTGGGGGAGTCGGTTCGATGGTGTTGGCGCACCGCTTGAGAACCGACTTTTGTTTTGCCCCTTATCTTGTTTTCGAAATCTTTATCTTGTCTTCCATGATACGCCAAAATCCGCGTTTAGACAAGGACTATTTTTATGTGGGCGTCGGTTTTGTCCGGCGCCTTTATTTCATATTATAATAATAAAAGTCCATGGTGTAAATAATAAAATTCTAATATTTTCGCTTGATTTTTGGTAAATGTTAGATTAATATATAAATAGGCAATAAAATTATAATAAAACTACAATAAAAGTGAGAGAGGGGCGTTAACATGACGTATGTTATCGGATTGGACCACGGAAACGGCTGGGTGAAAATTCGCACGGCCACGAACGAAATCGTATTACCTTCGTTTGTCGCGCGCAAAGAGGAAATCGGCGAAAGCGTCATCGGTAGGTCACTCGATCTAAAGGAGTACGAAATTCCAAACGTCAAAGGCTCGACGTTCGTATGGGGCGAAGACATCACGAAAATTAAGGACGTCCTGTCGACCTACGGCGGACAAAACCGCTACAATAACGACGTTTACCAGGCGCTTTCCAAGTTCGCGCTTGCCGAGGCGCTACCGGACGGCGACGTATTCGATGACGTGCTTGTCGTGACGGGCGTCCCTTCGATTGAGGTCGGCACGGACAAAGAGCGACAGCTTCGCGAGGTGTTCGAAGGCGCACACATCGTTCGCGTCAACGGCCACGACAAGATTATCCGGGTTGGTCGCGTCGTTGTCATCTCGCAGCCGCTTGGCGTTGTCCTGTCGCGATACCTAGACGACGACGGCTATGTCGCCGACGACAAGTACGAGGAATACTCGGTCGCCGTGATCGACATTGGCACCGGCACGACCGACCTCGACCATGTGAAGGCGTTGCGCCGGATTAACGCGGACTGTCATTCGATTCCGGTCGGCATGTTTGACGTTTACAAGCGCATTGCTGCGTGGGTTAATCGGCAGAATCCGAGCGCGAACGCGACGCCGCAAGAGGTCGAGCGTCAATTCGAAACGAATTCATACGAGGTGTCCAAACGGGTACGCTACGACATAGAAGAAATCAAAGAGGTGGCAATCGAGGAAGTGGCCGCTGAAATCACGACCGCAATTTTTCAACGCTGGAAAAACTTCGACAGCTTCGACGAGATTTTAATCACGGGTGGGGGCGCAAACGTACTCGGTAAGAAAATCGAGAAAATGATTCCGGGCGCCGTGATCGTCGACAATCCGCAAACTGCCAACGCCGAGGGGTTCTTCAAGTACGGTCAATTCTTGAAGGAGGAGTAATGGATGGCGAACAAGATATATCAGCTGC